CTATGTCCCCCGGCTGAACACACGCCGCAGCCCAAGGTGCAGCATCAGGAGAAACATGAGGAAATTTCGCCACTGAAGAGCTTTGGTCCAGAATGTATTTCGTGCGGATATCGGCGGAAAAATCTCATAGAGGTCTTCGACCACTGTTGCAGGTAGTGCTCGAATGGCAGCTGGAGGCTTTGGTCTCGCCGGGGAAACCTGGGAATAAAGGCGATCAAGCCTTAGGAGCCGGCTGTGAACCTTACTGTAATCATTGGCTGACGAGGCGCTCAGGTGACTGACAGTGTCCGCGACAAATGATCTCGCTGATCCCCATGCTTGGTTGTTATTGACACCGCGTAGGCTGCCGTCATTCCTGAGGCTGGCGAGAAAGCTACTCAGTGCGGATTCCAGCAGGGGCATATCTAGCTCGGAGAGCATTCGATCCAGAGCGCCTGATCCAAACTGCCGCTCAGTAGCCTGGTAGAACCTCTCTACGGCGTATAGATGCTGGTCTGCCCCGGAACTGGTGGACAGGTAGTTAAGAGCTACTGCTCGCATTTCGCCGCTCAAACTCCATCGGACTGAGGTAGCCCAACGTCGAGTGGCGCCGGCGGTGATTGTAAAAGCGGATGTAGTCGAACAGGTCGGTTTTCGCCTCCTGGTAGCTGGCGTAACGCGTCAGGTACACCCGTTCGGCCTTCAGCGAACGGAAAAAGCTCTCCATCGCGGCGTTGTCCCAGCAGTTCCCCGGACGTGAATGGCTGGGCACGATGCGATGCCGCCGCAGCAAGGCTTGGTAGTCATACGCGCAGTATTGGCTGCCGCGATCCGAGTGCAGCAGTACCTCCGCCTGTGGTTGGCGGCGTGCCACAGCCATCTCCAGCGCAGCATGCACCAGGGCTTGCTGCATGCGATGGTGCATCGCCCAACCGACGACGGCGCGTGAATAGAGATCGAGCACGACGGCCAGATACAGCCAGCCTTGGGCCGTCCGCACGTAGGTCATGTCCGAGACCCAGTGCCGATTGGCGCGATCCGAGGCGAACTGGCGATCCAGGTGATTTGGGGCAATCGGCAGAGCGTGACGACTGCTGGAAACCAGCCGCCAGCGTTTGCGCGAGCGAACGCGCAGGCCGGCTTCGCGCATCAGTCGAGCAACCCGGTGCCGACCACACGCCTGCCCCATGGCCGCCAACTCGGCCTTGATTCGGCGATGGCCATAGATCCCATTCACCTCATGGTGGATGGTGCGGATCTCCTTGCTCAGACGCCGATTCGCCATCTCTCTCGCCGAAGGTGGCCGCTGCTGCCAGGCATAGAAGCCGCTGCGTGATACCCGCAGCAGCCGGCACATCGGCGCTACGGGATAGCGACCGGCCAACGCCTCGATGGCGTGGAACTTCACTTCGTGGGCTGCGAGAAGATGGCGAGCGCCTTTTTTAAAACATCGCGCTCCATGGTGACCTGGGCCAGTTGCTGGCGTAGCCGACGCAGCTCCGCACTCTCACCGCGCTGCTTGCCATTGCCCGGAAAGGCATCGTCACCTTGCTGTTCGTACTGGCGCTTCCATTTGCCCAGCAGGCTTTCAGCGATGCCGAGCGTCTCGGCGACATGACGAAGCGGTGTGCCGGCAAGCACCTGGTCTACCGCTTCGCGTTTGAAGGATTCGGGAAAACGTCGTCTGGTCTGGGTCATGAACACTCCTTGCGGTGGGCATTATCCACCTTAAGTCAGTGTCCACTCAGCCCGGGACAGACCATGCTGCCCTCGAGTTGTGAGCCCCATATTGGCCTTAAGGACGTCGGCCCACCCAGTCGCCCAAAACCTGGGAAGGCTCAGATCATCAATCAGAAGCCAACCCTTGGTCGATTTTGGAGTAGAAGGATTTCGAAGCTTGATGCATGCCATAGGGCGGCGATGCTAGAGACGAAGAGCCAGCGCTGGCAAGCCTGGAGTCATGAGCCATAGGACTGCGTTGAGCTATAGAGGAGCGTAAGTGCAACACTTCTGAAGCGGCATTCGTTTAACATAATATAGATTATGCGAAGCCTTGGATTTCTCTTCCTGCCCGTTCCTCGCGAGCCTTCAAGCAGCATTCAGCGTGCTGAACACGCCAGCCGCCAGCGATTCGCTCGAAATGCCCGGCGCCCTTCGGGACCAGCAAGCCGCAGCGATAACAGGTACCAGGGAAACGGTTTCTCATGACGACATCAACACCTCGCCGTCTTCGTCCGTCAGTTCCCACCAGGAACAAAACGCCTCGATCGACTGGAGCCGTAGACAGGCGTGGAACTGGGTTTCCACCTCTTCCTCGTGCTCATGACCAGGATCATCGACAAGCTCGTAGCTCAGGATCATACGGAACTCCAATTATGCGAAGCCATAGGAGGTGACGGCGGAGCCGTTCCCCGTGGTTTTTGAAGGTGGTAACCGGCGATGGCGAGCTGGCGACGCTGCGGGCTGTTCGGAAGGAACGATCCAGACCGTCGCCCCTGCCTACCGTGATCGGGTCCCTCCCGCAAGCGGGAGCCCTCCCAATCACGTTAGTCCGCGACGCCGGCCGTTGTCACTTTCGAGGCCAGGCCGGTGGTCGGCAGGTCGGCAACGACGAACCCTACGTCAAAGCCCTTGTAGGTCAGGCTAACAACCGTATCGGACTCATAGGCCACTTCATAGCCGGCGGTACGGAGATCATCGAACGACACGCGACGGATCGGCTGGCCGTTCTGCGCGATGGTCACATAGCCACCCAGGAACTCTTCCTCAACACCATTGCGGAAGCGCTTGCCCTTGAGCAGCGCCTGGAGATGCATCGACAGACCCTGGTACGGATGCAGCTTCTGCTCAGGCCCACGAGGCTGAGCAACTTCGCCAGGTACAGGCGAAGGCGCAACTACCGGCGTCGGCTCCTGGTGCTCGACCTGGACTGGCTTTGCCTTAGGTGCCGGAGGAACTTTCTTTTCATCATCTTTAGTAGCCTGATAAATAACGAAGCAAAAGAAGAAGAGAAAACAAAGTGCAGCCCCCTTAAACGGCCAACGCTTCCAGATCGGAATAATGTCATTGGCATCCAGCTCCTGGGCGGCGGCACTTGACCTCGTATGCGACTTGTAAAGCGCGAAGTACTTCTTCTCATATTTACGATCCGTAGTGTTGACGACATCACCGCGCAATCCGTCCTGGACCTTGCGGATATACCGATTAGAAAAGCCAAACGCCGTAGCCTTCTTGCAGCGATAAACAACCTGAACTAGGTCACGAATCGCCTTATTGATCTTGCCGTAACTCTGCGTAATCAGAAGTACGTCGGCCAGTTCGTGACGGTGCAGGGAGAACCATTCCTCAACGCGCACTTGCTCCTTCGGGTCAGGCCCGCGAAGCGGGATTGCAAGATGGCATTCATCGACCACATACAAAGGACCAACACCCGTCACAGGATGGCGCCACGTATCACCGTAATGATCCAGGCGACTAAAAGGCCGCACAAGTTCGCCATCTATCAATTGAGGCTGACGAATCTCGATTAATTTCGTGCAGCCCGGCCAATAACTCTCCCAAACGTCCAGGGCGAGCGGCAAGTTAGTAATCACTCGCCTCCCCTGCTCCACCACGGCCGGTATTACATGAAACGCCACGGACTCATAAGATTTGCCGCCACCTGGTTGACCCAGCATCAGGTTAATCATGATCAGGACCCCCAGCGAACGAACGGGATAGTTTGCAGCAAGAAACGGACTACCAGGGCGGCGACAATCATCGTCAGTGCCTGAGTAAGGCCAATAACGCCGAGCATATTCACAACATCAGGCGGGAGCATGCCGTAATACGTCTGAGGATTAAACGGAACATCAATAGTAGATAGCGCAGAAGAAGCCAGCCCCAATACGCTCTCTAGGACCCAGCATGCGAGATCAGTAACGATATTCCACAAATCATCAAAAACGCGCTTGACCACTGCCAGCAGCCAACTGGCAACCGCCGAAATCTTGGCCAGCAACGCGGTGAAGAACTGAAATATGGCTCCCATATCAGCCTCCAAACATAATGTAGCGACAAGCGAACGCCGCAGTTACCAGGAAGATGCTTTTAACAAAGTCGAATACATAACAGATGCTTTGAAACGGAATAGTACCGAAGTTAGCCATAGCGCCTATGGCGAAATTCATAGACCAAGTTGGGCAAGTCCCAGAGAAGCTAGGAACAAACGAGTGCAGAAATGAAATGAATTCACTGTTTTCAAAGTCAGACTTCGCCTCACTCCAAACGCCCTGGAATCCGTCAGGATATTTTTGTTCGTAAAATGGGGTTACCTCAGGAAGCTCGGAATCATCAAACGTATATTGCTCTTCCGGCTCAGATTCAGTATCGGGAGGAACTTCTTGCGGCGCACTTGTATCCTGAGAAGTCTCGGTGGAAACCAGCTGACCATCCTGAGTCACCGTTGAGGTGGTAGTAGAACCCGTATCGAAATAATTCGGTCCATAAGTGAAGTTGTACTGCGTCGAGTTGTTTGTTACCTGGGTACCGGTAGAACCGTCCGGCTTAAGGTAAGTTTTCGTGCTCGACCAGGAAGGCCCCACCGCCGTGGCAGGCCCAGAGAAACTCAGCGTAGAAGTCGCCTTATAGCAGGCCGCTGGATCAGCATCCTGCTCACAAACAAACTTCTGATACTGCAACCAATCCGACGCAGGACGCCCAGCGGTATAGGTGTCCAAGGCGCTGTAATCAGCTTCAGCAAGATCAGTCTTGGTCGTCTTGATATCCGAGACCGAAATAGCCTTGGCGCCCGAAGACGGCCAAATACCCGAGGGATACCACGAATAACCCAACCCCGAAGCCGTACAGTTATTCACGTGCTGACTAAAGTCTGCCGGCCGGCCACTGCCGCCGTTTTGAACTGGCGTGAAAACGCCGACCGCATACAGCACACCGCCAAAGGTGGTCACAGTGATCTTGTCGAGCGTCTGCGACGCGGGATAAATCTGGCAAATGTTTAACGGGTTAAACGTGCCTTCACCAGATACCGGCATGTTCTGATAAGTCTTTGCCTGCTTTTGCAACTTTGTATTATCGTCGCTCATGACCCAACCCACCCCCGCGACCGCCGCCGTCACCGCCGCATTCAAAGCCAATGAAGCTGGATTAGTTTTAACGATGTTCTTAAGGCGCGTAACAATGGGAGCCTTAGGAACTACCGCCTTAGGCGTAACCTTAACTCGCGTAATTGAACCATCAGGCCCATTACCTGGAAGAGCTTGACTCGGACCATAAGGAAACTGAGGAGTACCAACAGTAGAGGCGGCAGGACGAACTGTAGGCGATGGAGAATCCCCTGCACTAAAACGAGAGCCCGATACAACATCGTAATAAGTGTCGGCGCCAAAATAAGCCAGTTCACCATTTGGCGTTTGGAAGCTTGGAGTATGCGCAGTCTTACCAACTTGCTGCGCTGTAGTTTTGATCGGTGCACGAACGGCCGCCGAAACAGGGAGAGAGAAAACAAACAGCGCTAAAAGCGCTGCTGTATGCCGAGAACAAATGCCCATCCGCCTATTACTCCACCGATAAACACCAGCGAGTAAGCGAGCATGGCTATATCCGCCGGAGAAATCGCTAATTGTTCCATTAGGGTTTAGAGGGGATATTGCTATCCCCTCCCCTGGCCTTAGGCCATTTTGACGCCGCGTTTGCCGAGGCCGATCGCCTTGAAAGCCATGGTGATACCGATGATCAGAACACCGGTAGCGCCCACCCAAGCGGCAACATCAGTCAGGTCTACGGAAGCGAAAATCTCAGCCATGTTGTTTCTCCATTACAGTTTTTTAATGACGCCAATTGCGACGCCGATTTTCATGCCCATCGCCCAGCAAGTGACCGTGAGCAAGAATCCTGCGGTATACACGGTCGTTAAACCCTCTACCGTCAAAGTTGTTAGAGACTCCGGCATAGAGCCCCCGTTAGTTGATTAATCCGATTCCTCGGAGTTACAGAAGGGGCAAAGTTGCTCGCCGTCTTCCACCAGGATGCCGGGATCGTCCTCTTCGAACTCTTCCCCGCAGTCATCGCACTCAAGGCTCATAGTTAGCCCTGCGCAGCTTTTGGAGCGGTAGAAGTCGGAGCCGGACGGATATCCGAAGAAACACGACGGCCCTGACGTGGATCGAGGTCGAACACTACGCGTCCATCTTTAACTTCGCCCTTGAGAGGGACTTCATAGTCCCCAGTCGGCAGCACTTCTTGTTCGCTACGGCAGTAGTAGGAGAACTTCTGCGGGAAGTCGCAGCCCGGAAGATGGGCGTAGGCTTCTGCCATGGTATAAGGCTTGCCCGCACCAGAAGTACCGCTACGGAAGGTGCAGGAAGCAGTGATGGAGACTTTCACGAATACATTGGACATAGTTTGCTCCAGGAAGAGTTAGGAGTTTGGAAGTTCAAAGGCGTCGCCCAGGAAAGGGGCGCCACTACTGCGCGAAGCGACAAGTTGCCACTTCTTTTCTTTCGCGAGTTGAACGCGATCAGAAAGAATTTCAGCCGGAGTCCTGGACTCGACGACCCGGATAGCCTCGGCAATAACACTGCCGGTAACTTCCATTTTGCGAATCTTGCCTTGCATCACAGACCGAGAGTCGATCTTTCCGCCAAAATAGTTGTCAAACATGCTCTTCATGCTTGCGCCCTCCTGGTGGAGAAATGAACAAGATTCTTTTCAAAGAAGAAAGACGGAATAGCCGCTGGCTTAGCTTCCAGGACGCGAATCATCGGAATAACGTTCGTGTCATCGCGTCGATCGCACCTGATATTGATATCAATACCCAGCGAGAGAAGTTCTTTGCGATGGCGGTAATACGTAGGCTTCGAAAGCATGCTGAATAAGTCATGGCCTTGCTTCCAAAGAACGTACGTAGCGCGAAGCTTATTCGGCAACTCAAGAAGTTGCTGGCTGTTAAGTTCAATTTGCTCAGACATATCAAGTTCCCCAATAAAATGGCGGTACTGAGCCCATAGAGCCGCCGGGGTGAGTTTGTGACCGTATTCCAGGTCGAGCGCCTTAAGCTTCTTCGACAGCAACCGAAGTTCAACACGAAGCTTGTTATCGATGAATTCGTGAATCTCAGGAATTGAATGGAACTCTTCGGCCAACTTGTGAGAGCCCTTTCCCGTAATCTCGTCAGCCTTGCAATAACAGGTAATACGCCAATGCGTACTACCCTTGCCAAATATCAGAGTTCCGCGATCATGAACGGGCCGTCCATGCCGAGACTTGCACTTGAACTCACCAGCTCGCAACCAGGAGCGAACATCCGACCTACTTGGAAGTTCAAACATGCGGTTATAGTCGATGCGGGTAACGCGGTACTGCCCTGCCCTAACTTTCTGACGTTCAAAGTCAGTAGGCTCAAGTTGAAATATCCCGCAGACCCTGGCGAAAACATCCCAAACGAGAGCGAGCAAGTCATCCGAACCAACAAGGTTGTGGCCTTGAAGCCACTTGGAAGGGTTTCCATCGATATAGAGGTGAGTTGCATTGCCTTTGCCGTCCCCGCCTACGCTACGAACATGCATCGACGACTCATGCGAGCCGCGAACTTGCATCTTGCGAGGGGTCTCCCAGGCAATCGTTCCGTCCGCTTCGATGCAGACCACCGCCCCAGCCTGGAGGGGCGAATGGTTCAGCTCGATGAACAGCGACGTCCAGTCAATCATCCCTGCACCTGAGTTTCTCAGAAATTAGATTCCGGTGCGGAAATTAGATTCTTAGAATCTCAATGTCAAGGCTCTGAGAAAATCAGGCTACGATAGAAAGCGCCAAGCACTTGACGCACAAGGAAAACATGCCAACCAAACACATCGACGATGCAACGTGGCGGAAGGTCGAGAAAGAGACCGTCAAAGCCGTCATCCACCTCCAGGCATCGGTCAAAGACACCGAGGTTCTACGCTGGCTGATCCTCAAGGGCCTTGAGGAAATGACCCCAGAGGACCTGGAGCGCTTCCACAAAAAAAGGGACTAGCAGCCCCCGCAATAGGTCGTCGCCGGAGCAGGCAAAGAACGACCAGGAGGGTGGAAGCAAGGAAGCGATAAAGCGTCGATGAAGTAAAAAAATGAGACAAAAGTCGGGTATTACCAGTACCCGACTTTCCCGGCCCACCCAGCGCGCCGGAAACACACCTAAAGCACGCCAGGAAAGGGCCTAGAAATGGGAATGCAGGACAGGGAGTGGTATCGGCAGGAACAGCGGGAAAAGCGCCAGAAAAGCGAATCAAGGCCACCGCTGCCGCTTGAAACCCCAAAGAAGTCACCAAGGCTGAACCTGACCACACCGATATTCCTGGTGCTCGCTAGCGCAATGCTGGCCGCGATCTTGTGGCTGTAAAAGTCTGCACGACCATCGCGCCGCCCCAGCTGGGCTAGACGGGCGAGTCGTTCCTCGGAAGGTTGAAGACCTGCAATTGGCCTCCCCGGCGTGCGATGTGTAACGCCGCTGCGAGCAACTGAGGGTGATCATGGCGCGAGGTGGGTCCGGCGCGGCGGAGGCCTAGGGGGTCGCGGACGTGCACCGAGGGGCGGGAAATGGTCCCAGAATCTCTTCCAGGACCGCGGCGCCGGCGAGGGTTTTGGTACCTATTTGATCCAGAGCCCATAACGGACTGCCAACACCAAGCAGGAAGCAGCGATCAGGCAGCCACCAAAAATCAAGAACGCATCGATAACTCCCATCAGGAACGCCCCTGCCGGTTCAACCGGGCCAAAAAGTGATCCATGGTCTCGCCAACCTGAGGAGTCAGCTTGGTTTCGGTACCAAAATCATCCGCTGCAGGAGCCGGCCGGCGCCGAGCTGGTGACGATTCTGGTACCGAATCGTTGAGCAAGTCGCCCTGCCCTGTCGCTTCCAGGAGGAGGATGGCAGCAGATCGGGCGCCCTTCAGGGTCTGATCACGGACGGCCACCAGCTCTTCCAGGCGGGCAATCTCGCGCTTCTGCCACTCAACGGTTTTGACCAGGAAGTCGTATTCAGCGGCAGCCTTGGCGTATGCCTTGGAACCGGTGGACGAGCCGGTCTGACGTTTCAGCTTTTCGACGAAGGCATCGTCGGCATCCGGGATCTTGATCAGCATCTTCAACTCTCCATTTGGTACCAATTGCGAGATCCAGGGCATGACCTGGTCAGCCAAAAAGGTACCAATACCCATCGAGAGTCGCAATAGCTTTGGTACCAAACTTTCAACCAGGTGCAGATCCTCGAGGTCGAAAATGGTACCAGTCAGAGGTCCAGGATTGCCCGGCACGCTTCCTGGAGCGCTTCAAGGCGAGCATCGAAATCGGCCCCTTCGCGATCCAGCTGATCAACACGACCACGCAACTTGCGCACCTCGGAAACGAGCCTGGGATAGTCCTGAAGCACATAACAGACTGCGTCCAGGTCCTCACGCCCAGGAGCGTACAAACGCGCGTCCTGGACGAGATTGGAGGGGATAACGAGGGGGATGGGCTTGCGCATAATCGCCATTACGTTACGCGAGGCCCGGAGGGCTACGCCAGTGTCCGGACCCCGCTCAACGTAACGCCTGAAATTATGCGAAGCCTTGGATTTCTCTTCCTGCCCGTTCCTCGCGAGCCTTCAAGCAGCATTCAGCGTGCTGAACACGCCAGCCGCCAGCGATTCGCTCGAAATGCCCGGCGCCCTTCGGGACCAGCAAGCCGCAGCGATAACAGGTACCAGGGAAACGGTTTTCTCATGACGACATCAACACCTCGCCGTCTTCGTCCGTCAGTTCCCACCAGGAACAAAACGCCTCGATCGACTGGAGCCGTAGACAGGCGTGGAACTGGGTTTCCACCTCTTCCTCGTGCTCATGACCAGGATCATCGACAAGCTCGTAGCTCAGGATCATACGGAACTCCAATTATGCGAAGCCATAGGAGGTGACGGCGGAGCCGTTCCCCGTGGTTTTTGAAGTGGTAACCGGCGATGGCGAGCTGGCGACGCTGCGGGCTGTTCGGAAGGAACGATCCAGACCGTCGCCCCTGCCTACCGTGATCGGGTCCCTCCCGCAAGCGGGAGCCCTCCCAATCACGTTAGTCCGCGACGCCCGGCCGTTGTCACTTTCGAGGCCAGGCCGGTGGTCGGCAGGTCGGCAACGACGAACCCTACGTCAAAGCCCTTGTAGGTCAGGCTAACAACCGTATCGGACTCATAGGCCACTTCATAGCCGGCGGTACGGAGATCATCGAACGACACGCGACGGATCGGCTGGCCGTTCTGCGCGATGGTCACATAGCCACCCAGGAACTCTTCCTCAACACCATTGCGGAAGCGCTTGCCCTTGAGCAGCGCCTGG